CCACCTGCTCTTGATACTGTTACAACGTTGTTACTAACAGTGGTGGCAAGTAAGTTCGTGTTAAGACGCCATGTATTAAAGGAATCTACAAGATTTGTATTGGATACGCTTACAGTCATGTTTAGTCTCTATTTACAAGTTGAGCAAGAAGAGATTTTATTTCAGACATATCATCCTTCATCTGTTCAAACTCTTTTTGCATTTTTCTATCTCTATCCCTTTTTGCTCGATAACTCTTAAGAGCATGCAGGTCTGTGTTAAGCACTGCGCCACTTTCATTATCTCTTACAAGTGCATCTTGATCTTTAATTGGTACTATTTGTGGTATTTCACTCATAATTATTTTTGTAATGCCACCGCTCTAACGTTATCAACTTTAGGAACAATATGAGTTCCAGCAGAAGTCATAACAATCTTGAGAGCGAATGTCTTATAGGTATGATAAATCGAACCATCAGTACCACGATATGCTACAACATTGCTATTAGCACTATTTAGTCTCGCAAAATTATTTGCTGAAGTTAAGAACCCTTGACCATTAGTATTGGCAGAGAATCCAAACTCAAACTCTTTGAAGTCTGTTCCATCAAGTCCGCTAGAGAAAGTATTTGATGCTGTGATCTGAGTCATCAAAGTAAAGTCTTTATCCTCTAAAGTCTCACCATCTTCAGCATTCAACAACCTAGCATAAACTTTAATATCAGAATTAACAGGTTTGTACGCATCCATAAAGACAACTAAGTCCTCAGCATCCTGACCATCTGCTAATTCAACAGGTTTGCTCATATAACGCATCTTAGCATTACCATATGTCTTGTGCTCATCAGTAGCATCGTTATTAATTTCATTTTCAACGATAAGCATATTAGCACGACTCATGTCAATAACAGGTGAAACATTATCATTGTTTGAAGATAATATCGCCCTTAACATTAAACTCTTAGTTGATCCATTTACAGCACTCAAAGATGTTTCATTTGAATATGAATACACTTTCTTTTCACCGTCTTTGAAATTATTGTCAGTTCCCAGTGTTACGCTCTTCCATCCAGAAGAAATAGTTCCTCCAGTAGAAGTAGATCTTACGCTAAACGTAGCACCAGTGTTAGCATGAGTAATAACTGGCAGTTTAGGAACAAGTGTATTCATTACCAAGTTGTCAACACTAACAACTCTTGCCGAACCACCTGATGTTTGACCTCTAACATAACCATTAGCAAATCCACCAGCACTACTGCTTAGATGCATCTTACCTGCTACGCCATAGTAGAAGGAAACTGTACCTTGTGCAGTATTCGCTGTAAATGCGCTGGTATTACCAACCCAAGTTCCATCAACATACAAGTTATTAGTATTACCAGTTGCTGTCGTAGAGAATGTACCGAAAGGATCAACCTTAACTGTTACACTACCTGAACTTGATCCAACAACTTGCCTAACAACACCGTTGGCATATCCAGCATGTCTAACTGAATTATTATTAGCAGCATGCTTAGACTTAATAATATCACCAACACTAATTGTTTGATTGTTAGCAAAAGTCAATACAGACTCGGCAACTACATTCTCACCAACTTGTAAGTTTCCATCAAGTTTATCAATTGTGAGATAATCCATCTCATCATTATCAATATAAACTGTAGCAGAACCAGTGTTAAACTTGGCAGTATATATGGTGTATTTCATGTCTTCATCTTGATAGTTAGACCAAGTGCTATCATTAGCAGAAACCATCAACACGCCAGAAGCAGTTTGTTTGTTTATTAATACGTTTGGTAATAGAACATCTTCTCCACCCATCTCTGCAATCCAAACTTCATATTCTTCATTGTTTGCACCAGGAGTAACAACTAGGCAATAATCTTTTCCAGAATTCAGAAAAACTAGATTATCAAACGTAAACGTAGTTGCAACAGAAGCATCAGCAGAAACATTAACTGAAGCAGGATAAAGAACTTTTTGCCCAACAATTGATTTAGTTGGAACTCCATTTTCCATTTCCCTAATTTCGAGAATAACAGGCAAAGAACTATGTTTTCTTGCAAAGAATAGATCTACTTTAGTTACATAAACTCCATCTATTGAATTATCTGGTATAACATCAAAAGACTGTGCTAAAGGATCACCACCTCCACCTTTATTGTGCGCTAAGATATCGTTGCCGAAATATGTTTTGTTTCCATTTAATGAGAAGTTGTAAACTTGCAACTCTTCATCACCAGCAAAAGTTTCAATGCTTTCAATCTCAGTCCATTCACCAGCAGTGTTTAATAATTTATCGCCAACTTCAAGAGCACCTGCCATATCAAGATGAGGATAGAGTTTTCTATTGGTTTCTATGTCATGTGCTTTCCAACCATCCTGAGTCCAAAGTGGGTGATCAGCAGTAACAAATGCATCGCTACCATTCACGCCCATAAGTTTTCTTTTGCCAAGTTTTGGTCTAATGAAACTTTGAACTGTGTTGTGTTGGTTATCTTTTCCTAATACAACTTCACCGATTTCAATATCTTCAATTTTCTTAGTGCTTCCATCAGACATAGTAACAGGAGTTCCAGCAACAAAACAACAACCACCACGGTTATGTGCTAGAAGTCCATCAGCGAAATAAGTGTTATTTCCATCTAAAACAAAGTTGTATACTGTTTGCTCTGGTTCGTCTAGGAAAACTTCAAGAGAAGTAACTTCCATCCAAGAACCATCAACGGTAAGAATTTCATCTCCAATTTGAAGATTACCGTTCGTCATTAAGTGTGCAAGTTCTGCCTTGTTTTGCTTAACAAGTTCAGAATCATATGCCTTCCAACCCTCTCGTGTCATCAACGGATGGTCTTTAGTCATAAATGCGCCAGCACCATTAATACCGATGAGTGCTTTACCTTCTAATGGATTGTGATCAAAATCTAAAACTTTATTAACTGAGTTATCCTGACCGAGAACTTCTTCTCCAATTTCAACATCTTCGATATTCTTATTAGAACCATCTGCCATGCGCACCTGAGTTCCAGCAACAAAACAGATAGGTCTTGGACCTGGTTGCCAACCACCCCATCCTCCACCGCCCCATGCTGGTCTTGGTGGTGGGGGAGGAGGAAGAACTGTTACGGTTGTTTGCGTTTGAGTTTCTACCTCTGTAGAAAGTTGAGGAAGCTTAACATTTATAGTTCTTTCTTGCTCTGAAACATCCAAAGAAATACTTGTATAATCTGCAAATGAAGATGTCGTAACTAAATCAATCTCAGTTGCTGGATCAGATATATTAGTCAATTCAAATCTCTTAGTTCCTTGACGGAATTTTAAATTATCGTCATTAGGAAGTCTAAACAGTCCATAAATTGTCCCTGTGCTATCTGTCACGAGGTTTGCGCCTTCAACACCAGTAGCAACAAAACTAGAATTTGTTGGAGTGCAATAACTAAACACCTTTTCCTTATCGAAATACGGATAAACTTTGGTGTTTGGTCTCATACCAAATCCAGTAAATCTGATAATCTTAGACCTCATAAATTCTCTAACAGAAACACTGTTAACAGAATTACCTAATGAAATTTCTTCAGTAATAGAACCAAGCGTTGTCGTGGTTATAATTCTATCTTGAGTTGTTGTTATAACTCTACCTTCTCTTCTACTGCTGGTTGTTCTCCAGTTACCAAATTCAACTCTGCTTGGGTCAACTCCTTGGAATCTTAAAGTATCCATTATACTTTCATAGAAACCATCAAAGTCTACTTGAAGTTCTGGTAATGTTGTTGTATCATTAACATTGTCCATTGCTGGATCAAGAGTTATTCTTCCTTCCCAGTTAAAAAATAGTTCTTGAGCAGCATTTCTTTTCTTGGAAGCATATGGTTGCTTATTAAACTCTCTGTGAGTGTAACTGAGAGTTACCAAGTCTCCAGTTTTTTGATAGTTTGTAGAATCTAAACCAGCCGTATCTACTATTGTGCTGTTCATTGGCACATAGTTTTGGCGATAAGAAGGTCTTAGTATACCTTCATCTTTATCAATACCGACTCTCAGGTAAGGGTTTTGAGTATCAGCAAACTTCAAGTTTACAAAATTATCTACAAAGAATCCGTTCTTAAATCGGTCAGTTGCAGTTGCTTCATTGAAAACTTGTTTATTCAAAGTTAAATTTTCTAACAAATTCAAAGAAGAATAATATTCCAAACTCTTAACACGGCTATCAACAGCACGCAAATCTGCCATTGTGTATCTTCTGTTATTATCTAACGCCATCTTAACTTGATAATCTAATCTATCAAATTGTTGTGCGTAGTATGGTGCTAACGAAGGATAAGGTGGTATCTCTAAAGTTGCCAAAGACATAGATGGTGTTGGTGTAGCAGGAGTTTGCGGAGAAAGGTCTGATATTCCCTTAACAACACTAAATCTTCCGACAGGATTAACTACAATTCTATCTCTTCTTGGCAGGTAATACTGAATATCTGCTTGGAAGTTCTCATTTGGTGTTGGCATATGTGCGCCATCACTATCAATATTATATGCGCTTGAAGCAGTTGGATTCGTAATACTTGGAGTTTGTGTTGCCACTGCATTAGCAGAAGGTGTAACTGTGTTAGATTTAATTGGTCTAAAGTCAACAGAATCCCTCAGATCACGTCTAACCCCACTTGTTGGTGAAGTGAAAACAGGTATTTCCTGCGTCATAATAGCAGTTGTGTTTGCACTATTCGTATCATCAATTGGATATGAATCAACTGTTAAGAATCCAATACCAGCAGAACGATCACGTCCGAAATAGTTAAACTTGACAAGCAATCCAGCATTTGTAATATTTAATGTGCTAGTTGCCTTTTTCTTTAGATATGAAGTATCATAGAATCCATCTTTCATACCATTATCAAGTTCAAAGTGTGTAGTTACATCAGTGTCTGAAGAAGTTACTCCAGTGTTTGAACCCTGATAAACTGCTACAATCTTAAACGCATCTGACACTCCGAGTGGCCAAGGACCATCGTTGCTAGCACTATGAGAACCAGTATTGATGTGAACGAACTTGTTCTTATTGACTGTTTTAGATGCAGGGACAGCAGCACTTCGTAAACGATTGAAGTAAACAGAAGCAGAGAAAGTTGAAGCGAGGTTTGCCTGCTGCAGATCAATCGTATGTGAACTTGATGTCGATGTAACCTGACCATTTCCTGATAGGTCAAAGATGTAACCTATTGGGAATGTTGTAGAGTGAGCAGAAGCACCAGCAACAGTTTGTGTGTTAGCAGTCTTAAGTGTTGTAGAACCTGAGATTTCAGTAATACGCATTGGATCATTAGAACCAATCTTAATAAAATCTCCGACTTGATACTGTGTAGTAAATGCAGTGCCAACACCAGTAACTGTGTTACCTGATTGTGTAACTGTACCAGTATGTGGTTGAGTAGAAACAGTCTCACGTGCGACTACAATAAGATTTCTTTCTTCTGCATTTGTAAGTGGAGAACCAGTTTCGTTCATGGTTTCTGTTCCACCAGCATGCGCAGTGTTAGCAGTTACAGTAGCAGTACCGTTCGTTGCAAAGTTAACAGTCTTTTCTGTACGGAATACAAACTGTGTATCGTTAGTTCCAGTTGAGTCTGTGTATTGCTTGATTGCTTTAAGTCCAGTTGGGAAAACAAGAGAGTTAAGACTTGGTTCCTGTATCTTAGCAGTTCCGTTTGTCTCAAGAACAATATCTGCCATAGACTTTGGTCCAGAAGCATTATTTACATAAAGACCACGGACATCAGCAAAAGATTGTCCGCTGTTCATAGAAACATCAAATAAGTAGATTCTATACTGAGCATTGTATGTCCCTGGAGTTCCTGAATCCCATTCAACGCCACGAACACGTGCTGTACCGATTTCAGTACCACTTACTGCTTGAGCACCTAAGTTTTCTCCAGAAATACCGTGTTGTCTTGTATCACGCAAAGAAACTGTACGCAATCCTTGGAAATCCCAAGTTCCTACAACTTCCTTTACGTTTACATAATGACCGAACTGCTGTCCAATAACAACAGCATCTTGTGTGTCATTGTCAGTTGCTTTGTCAACAATAACAAAAGAGGTGGTATTTAACTTTATTCTTTCTCCGTTAACATATGCTGTCCCTGGTTCTATCTCAGCAACCAACTCGTTAGTGTTTCCACCTTCTGCAGCAGTTAATCTTCCCAAAGAATTTGCTTTGTTTAAACTTTCTCTAATTCTAATATTGAAAGGTGTAACTGCAAAGTTTCCACTTGAATCGTAAATTCTTTCTGCGATAAATTTTCCAATAGTAGATAGTTCTCTATTTAAAGGTTTCTTTATCAATACACCATTTTTAATTTCAGCAACCCTAAAGAATGAAGCAGTGTTAGCAAATCCATAGGGTTTAGAAGTTAGCGTTCCAGTTATTTTAAGTCTGTTAGCACCAGGAGCGGTATAGTTAGAAGATCCAGAAGAGTTATCTAACAAAGATTGATCATCATTAGAGTCAACCAATGTTTCAGTTGTAGTAAATCCGATGTAAGCATTTGCCACGTTATTGTATTTGTCAACAATAATGCTTTGGGCAGGGAATTTTACATAATTTTCTTTATGGTATAAAATTCCATCTCTAACATTAACTCTAAGACCTGTTCCAGTAGCACCAACTGTTATTGTGTTTGCGGCAACTTTAAATCCATTATTTGAACTATGTCTGAATATTAAAGTTTCATTATTAGCAAATGTTGTTACAGTATTATTTGAACCTGAATTAGTATAAAGTACATGCACAGTAAAATAATCTGGTGCTGCTGCCTCTGTACCTGCAGTAGCTGCAACCAATTTAGCAGTCATTCCTGTTGTCGCACCAGTAATTGTCAGATTAGCAACTGCAGAACCACTATAAAAATCACTAATAACAAGAGATCTATTATTAGCGTCCTTGTCTCTCAACTTAACATAATCAGCTATTTTTTCCGCTATTTCTCCACCCTTAACTATTGCTCCATCAAGATGAACTTCATTTCCTAATCTACCAATTTGTTTTTGTAGAATAGTTTGTAGTTGAGTAAGTTCACGTGCCTGAACAGCATATCCTGGTCGGAACAATACTCGATGAAAGTTTTTATCTTCATCGAAATCGTCGAAGTATGGACTTTGATTAAGATTGGTTTCAATATCTGACATTTGCTATACCTTTAAAAATCTAAAATGATTTTAATATCTTCGATTTGGTCTGGGTCTCTAAGTGTTGGTTGAATATTCTCCACATAAAGTATTTCACCAGAATAAGTGTTTGCTTCTGGTCCTTGTATATCAAGAACTGTACCTATTTCTGTTTCACCTGTGCTCTTCAAAATTATATCATTGTCTTGAAAGGCAGGGTAGTTCGCATAACTTTCAACATTATTTATGTACACTGAATAGATGGAATTATCTGATTCATCCTCAGCATCACGAATATATGTTATAGTTGCGTTCGCTGCTCTAAGTGCATTTACAAGAGCGTTACTGTCTCTTTCAACTTGACCAAGTTCAGTAACAAACTCCAAAGTTCCGTTCTTTGCTCTAGTGAGAACACGCTTATTTGTTAGCACATCATTAACTGCCAATGGGTTAATTGGTGTGCTACCATCCATTTGGTCATATGAGAATTTCATTTTAGTAGAAGTTCTCAGATACAACGGTGCATTAGAAGTATTTGCTACAACCTCTGTTGCAATCACAGCATTGTTAGAATTAACTTTCAGCATAGGATCTTTCATAATGCTGATAATTCTAAACTCTGTGTTTGAAGGAGTATATCCTGCACCTGTTACAGAAGTTCCCATGTTGTTATCCAACTGAACATTCAGCATAACTTTATCTGCTGCTAGTTCTCTAATTGGATCACTTCCATGCCCACCAATAGTGGAAATAAGAACATTAGCAGTTGCTCCTGTTCCATGAACTGCGTTTGAAGTAATTAATCCGATAGCAGTTGTGTAACCACTTCCTCTGTTAACCATTGTTATTGCTTCAACTGAATTGATTGCAGTGTTAACAGTACAATAACCCTTTGCTCCTGCTCCGTCACCAATAATAGTAAGAGTTGGAGAAATAACTGCACGTGAATCAGTATTACATACTGTTGAGAATGCAGTGTTAACTGTCAGTGTTCTTGAGGAACCATCGTAGTCAATAATTCTACGCAACTGACCAGCACCAGTTCCATCAGAAATATAAACTGAAGAACCATTATAGAAGTTATCAATAGCAGAAGCACCTGTTGCAGTAGCAGATGAAAGTCTTAGTGTAAATTTACCGCCAGCAGTCACTGCTCCGTTCGCAACATATGGATAACCTGATCCAACGGTTACAGTTTCAACAACCTCAATCGCTCCATTTACTGCAGCGTTTTGAACTGCTAGTTGACGATCTTCTTCCGCAGAACCATCGCTACTAGAAAGAGTCTTAACAGGCATGTATGAAGTTGTTAAGAATTTATTTGCATCACCCAGATCGATAGTATACATGTATTTCCATCGATATCCATCTGAAGTAGAAAATGCTACAGTAGAAAACCCAGTTGGTTTAATCGTAGAAGCAGCACCTTTATTGTTATACAAACAAACATAAACGTTATTGTCTTCAGTTAGAACATACCATTGTCTATCATACATATCGGTATCAGTATCACGATACATTGAGTACACAGTTCCTGAAGTCCAGTCATGGCGAGTTGCTACATGACTTATATCTGATGCTGTAATTCTTTTTGCACCAAACATATTTCGGTGTGTTTGATAACGCAAATATTGATCGTTATCTTCAGGCAAAGAAGGATTTGGTTCAGAAGGCCATTCTTCAGTTCTGCCTACTCCAACATACAGTATGATAGAATGTTTTGTATCTCTGCCGTCTTCATCCGATGCAGTGCCTGCCACCATTGTAGCATTATGCACGAATGCTTTAGCGTTAGTAATAGATAATTCTTTGGTTGCGTACCTGTAAGTTGCCATTAGCTTACCTGATAATAAATGTTTGCGCTACTGCTTGTGCTAGTGTAGTAAATGTTTGCCGAAGCAACACTAGTATTAGACCAAGCAACAGTCGTATTTGCAAATGTAGTGTTCGATACTTTATTTAGTCGTAAAGTGTAGAAGGATCTTGGTGCATATTCAACAATTATTTCGCTACTGTTAGCATAATTTCCAGTCAAAGATGTTCCAGTACCAGTAATGTTTCTACTGCTCTGCGTGAGTGAAATTGTACCATTTGCTTTGAGTCGTTTCTTACTTCCAACCGAAGTTGCAACGTTAACATATAGATTAGATTGCAACGTAAACTTACCAAACAATGCCTGTCCTGATGGGTGTGCCAATTCAAGAGCAATGTCACGATATCGTTGCAACGCAATTGGTGAAACAATTTCGTATGAATATTCTTGATAGTATCTTCCGTCTTGAAGTATACCACGTGTGCTAGAAATATGACTTCTTGAAGAAGCATAGTATCCTTCTGAGTTTGCCGCACCTCTTAGTGTCAATGCACCTTGCGCAGCAAATGCCAAGTTTCTTCCGCTGGAAGCAAGTGTGACAGATTCAGCATCTTTGTAAGAGAATCCTGAATCCAAAACACGCAATCCAGTAATAGAACCATTAGCACCAATAGAATTAGTTACTACTGCATTGTTTCCTAAAATTCCTTGAGTTGTGATACTCACAACTGTTGCAGTTCCGTCATTAGTTTTAGTTCTTGAATCTGGTGAAGGAGTTCCTTGTATATATGAACCCAAGTATGTCTCAAGATTTATAGATGCATTGTTAGAGAACGCAGTAAAGTTTGCTTGCCGAACATCCTGCCAAACTCTCAAAGAAGTTTCATATGTACCATTGGAATATTGTACAACAGAAATAGGAGTTCCTGTGTTCGCAGAAGCAATTACATAACCAGAAGCACCTGTTGAAGTTTGTACTAATCTATCAGAGGCACTTAAAGTTGTGAAGAATGAGTTTCCTGTTCCCCAGTTTTGATCATCACTTTGCAGTGTTATGTTATAATCTCTAATCTGAAGG